TAATATTTATTGTAAAAAACACAATGACCTTCGGAACAATAAAATCCCTAATTGAAAAAAATCTCTTGGAATCATACAAAAATGAAACTGAATTCAAGAAGAGTTTACGAGAATTCAAACACAACGTATTGAATAATAAAGGTATGTCTAAAGCATATGCGATATATGACCAACTGAGTTCACCTCAAGGATTAAGTGAACAGGATGCGAAGGATTTTATAGAGGAGGGGATTTCTCTATTAAACAAAATTTTACCAAGTATTAAACTTCCAATTACTCTTTCCGAAAAAACTGAAAACAATTATACCGAAATTGATACATTAGTTTATAGTCAAGGTGTTAATTTACTTGAAAGATTAAATGCAAAGAAAAGTATTCTAAAGGTAATTTCATCAACCAAAGAAACAATTAAAGAAAATATTAATATTCCGATTAGTTCTATGGTTTCCATAGCAAACCAAACAGTTAATAACTACATACTTAGTTTAGATGAAAATTCTAAAAAAGAATTTTTTCAAATTGTTTCTGAAGATGTCAAAACTTTAGAGACGAAATTTGAGACAATAAAAGAAAGTGCAATATCTAAATTAACTGCGCTCCAAAATAGTGAAGATTCACAGGATATTAAAACAAAAATTTTAGAAACAATTGATAAAGTTAAGTCTGAAAAATTTGACCAATTAAATTTCCTAAAATTAAAAAATTTGGAAGAATCAATTTGATTGGTCTTTAAGACTTTGAATATATTTTGCCTTCAGAATCTGTGCTCTTTTAAGTACAGATTTTTTTGTATATTCCCGTTTCTCAAATAAAATTTGATTTTGTTTTGTTTTAATTACTTTTGACTTTAGGGTCTTGAGAGCTTTCTCAATAGGGTTACCCTGATTAATTTTTATTATTATCATATATTAAAATATCTCCAAATATAAAAAAATTTTGACATTTATGTATATTATGTATATAATTTCATTAATAAACGTACATAATATCATTATTAATGAAAAAAGGAAAAAGTGTTAAACTTAACCTGTTCAACCCCATCAAGTCTCAATATGGGACAGTAGACTCCAAAAACTTAAAATCGGTTTATATAAATATTCAATCGTGGGTTACCCCAAAAGAAGAATTAGAAAATTGGAACCGAATTGTTTCAGGTTTAGGGAGAGAAATAAAAAATTCAGTGTTTGAATCAATCGATTCAAAAATTTTTCAAGAAAAAAATATTGTTGATTTGGACCTTCGGACAAGTGGGATATCAAAAGGGAAGAAATCATTTTTCAATTTGGAAATCAATCTATATACCTTAAAAGAAATGGATTTCAAGTGCGATGAAATTAAAGAATCCATAAAAAATATTGTCAAATCAATCTATAAAAATAACGTGGTTCAGAACAAATACTTTGAATTTTCAATTTCTAAAAAAGACGAAATTTAGCAAACTATCTGAATCCGTATATTTATCTTAAAAGATTAGATGAAAAATTTAAGAATTTTAGAAGCAAGCGAGCTTGGCCACGGTATATTGATTGAAATGGACGCGGGTTGGGTTTCTCCAAAAGATACTCAGAATATTGACATTCTAAAAGAAGCGTCCAATTTAGATTATAGAAATCCATTTGAATTTTATGCGGTTCTTCAAAAATATGATACTCCAAATAGAAATGGTAGAACATATCCTGAAAGGATTTTGAAAAGAGAGGCTGATAGATATAAACAATCTATTTCTAAGGGTTTGTCAACATCTGAATTAAATCACCCTGAATCATCATTAATAGACTTAGACAGAGTATCTCACATCATTACAGACATATGGTGGGATAAAAATATACTCATGGGAAAACTCAAATTATTGACATCTCCAGGGTTTCACGAAAGAGGAATAGTTTCAACAAAGGGAGACCAAGCAGCTAACCTAATGAGACAGGGAGTGACTTTAGGTATTTCTTCAAGAGGTGTTGGGTCATTAAAAAAAGTTGGTGAAAGAAATGAAGTACAGGATGACTTTGAATTGATATGTTTTGATTTGGTATCATCTCCTTCTACTCCTGGAGCATATCTTTTTACGAATCCAGATGAAAGAAGTAAGTATGAAGAAAACTTAGAGGAAGAAAGAAAATCTAAACAAAATAATGAGTATGCTGAAAAGTCGGTTGACTTAATGAAAAAATTAGACGATTTTTTAAGAAAATAAAATTATGGAAGAAAAATATTTTGTAGCAAAAATTCAGTACGATTTTCCTGATGAAAACACAGGTAAAATTAAAAAAGTTAGAGAAGAGAAACTTGTAAAAGGTTACTCTGTTACAGACGTGGAGGCAAAAGTAACCAAGAAGTATGAGGGGTTTACTCATGATTGGAGAATTACCGCGGTGTCTGAAAGTAAAATCGACGAGGTGATTGAATAATCAACATTATCAAACTGAAACAAATGAAGTGGTCAATAGACCACTTTTTTTATTTTAAAGGTATTGTGAAATGACTTTTTTTCATTTTGGCACTATTTATATGATAAATTAAACAATTTTTTTCTATGCAAGAAAATAAAAACTTAGTACAGGAGGCGTTAATTCAAATGAAAAATGTTGAAGAAGCAATCGCCCAAAACGCAAAAGGAATACTTGCTTCTACTATGAAGGAAGAAATCAATCAGTTAGTAAAAGAATCTCTATCAGAACAAGACATGGAAGATGAGGTTGAATTAGATACAGACATCGATATGGATGTACCTGTTGATAATGAAGATGATATGGAAATGGACATGGATTTTGACATGGACATGGATATGGATTCAGAAGAAAGTCCAATAGATTTGACTGATGCTTCTGACGAAGAAATTCTGAAGGTGTTTAAAGCTATGGGTGAAGAAGATGGAATTATCGTTAAGAAAGACGGTGAGGATATTCACTTGAGCGATACTGACACAGATTCCGAATACTTAGTTAAGCTTGGTGAGTCTGAAGAAGACGAAGAAGAATTAGATGAAACTATGATAGACAGTGAAATCGATGAAATGGACGTTGATACAGAAGATGTAATTAACGCAATTTTCTCAAAAGACGGAGACGTTGAAGACCTCGAAATGGACCAAGACGAAGAAGTTATGTATGAAATTGAATTCAATGAGGAAGATGATCTTGAAGAAGGTGAAGACCTTGAAGAAGGTGAAGATATTGAAGAAGGAGAAGACCTTGAAGAAGGAGAATACATGATGGATGAAGAAGAGTACGAAGAAGAAGATTTGGACGAATCTTACAACCACAGAAGATCTGTTAGAGAAGGTAAATCGACAGTAAAACCTAAAGGTGTTGGAATTGGTTCTGGACCTAAATTCACTTATAACTCAAAAGCTGCAGGTGGATTCAAAGAGGACAAAAAAGAAGGTCCTAAAACAATGGGTACAGGAAAACCAAATTTCGTATACAAGAAAGGTGAAAATATGGAACAAAAATCCAAAGTTGTTAAGGCTGAAACAAAAGAGGGTGCTCACGGAATGAACAAAGGTGATAAATCTAAAACCATGCCAGGTAAAGAAGATTTTACAACCAAAAAAGGTGGTACTCTAAAAAGAAAAGCTTTCGAAAAGGAAGAAACTAAAGAAGCAGCAAGAACTTATGGAATGGGTTCAAAAGAAGGACGAGGACTTAGAAAAGGTATTACTAACAACAGAAATTATGTTTATGGTAAAAACGGAGTAAAAGTTGAATCCACAGAATCAGAAGTTAATGTGTTAAGAGAAAAGAATGAAGAGTACAGAAAAGCATTAAATATTTTCAGAGAAAAACTTAATGAAGTCGCTATCTTCAACTCAAACTTGGCATATGCTACAAGATTGTTCACTGAACATTCGACCACTAAAAAGGAGAAAATTAATATTCTTAGAAGATTCGACAATGTAGATACTTTGAAAGAATCTAAAAATCTTTATAGGTCGATTAAGGACGAATTGTCTAAAACTGAGTCAACACCAATGAACGAATCTATAGAAACTAAATTAAACAAGAACGTTTCTACAGGTTCATCAACTACCCTAATTGAATCAAAAACTTATGAGAATCCTCAATTCTTAAGAATGAAAGATTTGATGAGTAAAATTGGGTAATTAAAATTAAATAAACAAATAAAACAAACAAAACAAAATACTAAAAATGGGAGCATTATTAGAATCAGGTCTTGTAGGTAACATCGGTCTTAAGCACCTTAAAGTTATCAAAGAAGACACAATCAACAAATGGGACAAATTAGGATTCTTAGAGGGTCTTAAAGGTCACATGAGAGAAAACGTAGCTCAACTTTATGAAAACCAAGCTTCTCACTTAATTAACGAAGCATCATCTACATCTGATACAGGTGCATTTGAAACAGTGGTTTTTCCTATCGTTAGAAGAGTTTTCTCTAAATTATTAGCAAACGATATCGTTTCAGTACAAGCTATGAACTTACCAATCGGTAAATTATTCTACTTCGTACCTAACATTCAGTCGTATCAAGATACAACAGACTTAGCGAATACTGGTATTCACTATGCACCTTACGGTTCACCAAACGCAGCAGCTGATCAAACTCCAAACTCTGGATATGATTACAACGTAACTAAAGACCTTTACGATAGATTCTACGAAGGTAACGAACCAGCATTGGACCCACCAGGTTTATTCGATTATTCTAAAGGACAATATTCTGCGATTACTGCTACAGTAGTTACTGTTGCTTGGGATACTGCAGGTTTGTTAGTTCCTTCAGCATATACTGAATCTGATTACAGAAAAGTATTGATAGTTCTGTCAGGTTTTGCATCTGGTGGAGCAGGTAAATTAATCGGTCCTGATGGTCAACCAATGGATAACGAAGCTTTCTTATCTGATTTGACTATTAAAGGAGCTGCTGGTAACGTTAACACTGCTGCTAACGCAAATAACCCTTACTTATTCAGAGTTGTAACTCAAAGATATGGTAAAGGTATCGTTCAGTATGGTAACAATAACGCAACTTCTGTTTTCCCTAACGACAAAACAGACGGTGGTCAATATGACAACTTGTGTGATGCTGAAGGTAAAATCTACTTAGAGGTTGATTTACAAGTACCAGTATGTATTACTTGTGGAGGTTCAATGGACGGTTACACAGGATCTACATTCTCTTCTTCTACAGCAAATAACAATGCGTTCACAGGTACTTATAGAATCTATAAGAACTTAGAATTCGAAGATAGAATTGGTGAAGTTTCTTTTGACCTTTTATCAGTAACAGTTTCTGTTACAGAAAGAAAGTTAAGAGCACAGTGGTCTCCAGAAATGGCACAAGACGTTGCGGCATTCCACAACATCGATGCTGAGGCTGAATTGACAGCATTATTATCTGAGCAAGTTGCAGCAGAAATTGATAGAGAAATCTTGAGAGATTTGAGAAAAGGAGCGGCTTGGAACTTAAG